GATGTATCCTTGCAACGTCACCCGCTCCGTATCGGTCAGGTCGGGGAACATCGAAACCAACTTCTCAAGGTTCGCCTGTGGATGCACGGGGATGATGTACGCAGGGTCAACTTGCAAGGCGTGTTGGACGCCGTCGGGATGCTTCACAACACCGAACACCGTGCCGTCTTTTTGGTAGTCGGCCTGCACTGCAAGGGGCACTGTGATGTTGTACAGTTCCCGCGTGATTTGCTTGGCGCGTGTTTCTGAGGTCAACACGCCGACGGGAAGGACGATGATGTAGGTCATGGCGTGTAGATGTTATAATAGTCGTTGATGTTAGATTCGATGCCTGCGCGGTTGGTGGATGATTGAACAGACGGGAATAAAACAAACTCTTGCATTGTCCCAATTAAATTATTAGCCCCATTATTCTGAACAGCAATATAAAGGCCTGTCATAGGCGCAGTTGGTGTATAAACGTCAGTGTCTGTACCAATTGACGAACCATTGATTTGATACCCTTGCGAGCCTGATTCAGAGAAATTATTGACCAATATTTGGTTTTGATTATTTGCCTGTGACGTGATAATTAAAAAGGAAGTGGCTCCGCCCCATTCAGTAAACTGCGCATAAATGATTGACGGGTCTCCAGCTTCTTGCCGCACAAAATTCGTGTTTGTTGTCGCGTCAAATGCATAATAGGTTTGCCTCGCTGTGCTGTTTTTATGTGAAACGAAAAACGCATCTAAGCTATTTGCCAATGAAACACCAGTGGCGTAAAAATTGTCTGAACCATCGAAATCCAGCGCAGGCTTTCCGTTGTCCGTCACCACGCCCGTCGCGCTGTCGTATATCTTCGGCTGCGCGCTCGTCGTCGTCTGCGTCGCATCGTTCGCGCCCGCTTGGTCGTACCAAACTTTGACAAAGCCGTCGGTGCCTGAGCAGAACGTAGCGAGTGCCGTCGTGTCAAGGTCGCCGTTGCCATCGAAGCCGATGTCCTGCTCTGCGTTGTCGGATGCACGACGCACGCGAATGGCAGAGCCGGTGTAAGTCGCGGACAATCGGCGCAATGAGTAGGCAGCCGCTGCGCCTGTGTAGGTGTCGAGCAATCCGTCGAACTCCTCCACCTCCTGCCACGTCGTCTTGATGCTGACGGGCGTATCGCCGCCGGGGCTTGTCTTGAGTTGGTTCTCGAAGGCGTCCACAAGGTCGGCGTATGTGGCGTTGTCTGCGAGCGTTTCAAGTAGCGTCCACGAGCCGCTGTCAATGTCGGCTTGCGCGGTGGTGCTGTACCAAATCTTGCGCACAATCTTGTTGCCTGCCGATGGCGTGTCGCTTTGCGCTGTCCTGAACTGCTGGGTGTCGGTGGTGATGGAGTAGTAGTAAATTTCCACCGTCTCGGTGGCTCCCTCCAGAATCGTCTTCGACGTTTGCGGTGGCGTCCTCCAATCGCTCGATGTGCTGTCGTATCGCAGCAATGCGCCTTGGTACGGGTTGCTGATGACGACGTCGTCGAGGCGGTCTAAGTTGTTGCGGTAACCGGGTGACCACATCCGAACGAATATGCGCCCGGTGTTCTGCTGCTGCCGCGTGACGATGGCGCAAACGAGCGGATTGGAATTTGTGCTCTCCACCCATGAGAACAGGCCGAATGGGTAGAACGTTTCGTTCACGCCTTCGATTGGGTACAACAACGCGCCTACTGAAAAGTTGCTGGTGTCCAGCCCGCGTACCTCACCGTACACGGTCGCGTGGCCGTTGCTCCTGCCGGGGATGGTCTCGCCTGCGATGCCCACGAACCGCAGCGGGCCGTATGCCGTTTGGTATGGCTCAACGCTAATGCGGTCGCCCTGCGCGCCAACTGCGGACAGCGGGCGGCCCGGTACGATGTCATCATTTGAATTGTTGAACACTGGGATTGAGATGCTGCCAGCGCCGTCGTTAATCCACTCGCCGCTCGCCTCGTCGTATGCCAGCGTTTGCCTGTCAATGGGGTCGTTGATGGTGACGTCCGCAAGGCGGCCAAGCGTAATGTCTTCAATCGGCGAGCCTGTGGCGATTTGCACGTCGTCGCGTTTGACTCGGACGATGAACGTGAGCTCCTGCGCGTACTGCCGTGGCTGGTCGCGAACTGAGACAGCAACGTCATCAAACTGAATGCTTTCGACGTTGACTGTGTTGTACGTGCCGTAAACGCGGTCAAGAGCAACGCGGGCCACGCTGCCCATGTCTGCGGCTTGGTCGTAGCTGTCAGATACGCAGATGACCTCAATGCGCACCTCATCGATGACCGCAGGCCCGTCGTGCGTATCGTCGGGGTCGACGCTGGTAAGCCTATAAACAATGAACGGCGCATCGGCATCTTGCGGCGCGTACTCCGGATAGATGCGCGTCGTGATGGCGCTGACGCCCGCGTTATTAGCGAGCAGATAGTAGATGGCTTTTCCTGCGTTCATTACTTCCCTTTAGATGCTGCGTTTGCTGCTCGTGCAATTGCCTTTTCGTAATCCTTTTTCATCTGACGCAAAGCTGGGCCGATTGACTTGCGCTTTGCCCTTTCAATTGCGCCGATGTTTCTGTTACCGCCAGTGCCGCCGTACTGCTGAGCAAGGTACGTGTCGCCTGATTCCACGAACGTTTGAAACCATGCGTCCGCTGTTGCCTTTGCCTTTCGGCCTGTTTGCGGGCCTGCAAAGTAGCTTGTTCCGCCTCGCTCAATCAACCACACTTTTACTGAATCTTTGTACTGACCCGGCACGACTGGGCGGCTTCGTCCTGCAATCCAAATCTCTTCGCGGCTGTCCTTGATGTTTGCCTCCATCGCCTCTTCTACTTTCTTGCCAGCCTTGCGGTGAATCCGCTTAACTGTCCGCTCGTTGCCGAGTTCTTTTTGGAAGCGCTTGATGTTCTTCAAAAACTCAACCATGCTTTTGTCAATGCTCAATTCAACTTCCATAGGTAGTGTCATTAAGCTGGCACATAATCAGCAGCTGGTCATTGCGGCCCTGCTCCTCGATGCCTGTGATGTCAAAATACTTGCCGTCGTAAACGACGCGGTCTTTTGTGGTCACGGCGCGGCTGTCCGTGCTGCTGCGAATCTTAAAGGTTAGCTGCTTTGTGGCTGTGTCTTGCCTGCTTGCAATTGCCTCTTTTGCGCCGCTTGTCTTTTGCAGTTCCGCCCACACGGTTATCAGCGTCGCCCACGTAGCTACCTTCTCGCCGTAGCCGTTGGTCGTCTCGGTCGCCCGCTGGATCGTGATGCGTCTGTCGCTCTTGCCAATAATCATCCTACAATGCGATAAGGGGAAAGAACAGAGTGCAAGCCGAGTGGCACCTCGTAGCTTTGGGAATACGCCACCGCTTGCCGTGCTTCGTAAAGGTGGGCTACCATCAGCCGCACTGCGTGAATCAGTGGCGTGGGTATGTCAGCTTCCGCGTAGCCGATGGTCATGTTAACCTGCACCGCGTTGAATGTGTCGTCGTAGAGATCGGGCGGACTGTCGAACGTGATGCGCGCGGGCTTCCGCTTGAGATCAGCCCACCAGTACGTTGTGCCAAGCGTTTGGCTGTCGCCAGCTTGGTCGACGTAGGTCACCGAACTAATCGCGCTGACTGGCCCGACTGGGATGGCGCAGGTGTAAAAGGCGTCCATGTACATCACCGCCGTGACGTCGCCGAGCCGCGTGTTGCAGTAGTCCTCCACCCACTTGATTGCAGCGTCACGATAGGCCTCAATTAGCGTATCCTCGTCGCTGTGGTCGACGCGCAGGTGCGCCTTCAGATTTGCCACGCTGATAACGCTGTCGAGGTCTGGCGTGCTTGTTATTTCTATCGTGCCCATGTCGCTAAAATACGAAAAGGGCGGAAGCCGAAACTTCCACCCTTTCCTGACTGACGAGATGAATATCTTAGGTCAACTGCGTAGCCTTAGCCAAAGCGCCCGGCTGACGAACATCGAAATCAAAGAAGCGATTGACGTGCAAAGTGATTTGCGCGGTTCCTGCTGCACTGTATGGATCCACAAGCAAATCAATGCCACCGAAGTAAGCAAGGATGCCACCCTGAGCGAAGTTACCGAACAACATCTGACCAGCAACGGTTGAAGCATCAGCAAGCAAGCCGTCTACCAAGTAAGGAGTCGCAACTGCACGGAAGCCGTTGAACTGACCGTTGTCCCACAAAGGAGAAACAGAAGCAACAGCAGCCTCAGCCTTTGACAGCTGGTAAGCAAGTGGAGACATGACGTAAACGCCGCCTGCCAAGTTGCCGCCGTCAGCCAAAACCTCAGCCTCCATTTTGAACGCCAAGGCAGCATTCAAAGCGGTGTCGCCTGAAGTTGAGACGTTGATGGCACTCGAAGCGAGTACCGTGTCAAAACAAGCGTCATCAATGTAAGCGTTCATTGCGGCAGCAAGTTCGCCAGCAATCAAAGCATCAACCTCAGAGCCGCCCTGCAATACCAACTGCTTGCTGTAGACGGTCTTCGCAGCCACGCGCTGTGGAGTGAGGCTGAGCTCGTCCATCTCCATTCCAGATGCAGTGCTTGCTTCAACTTCAGTTGCGCCAGTGCCTGATGCCTTCACGCTCACCCGTGGGAACTTGAGGTTTCCGGTAGCATTGCGAATGACAGTCGTGCCAAGCTGCTCGATGACAGTTGGAGCACGCAAAGCCTCGATGGCTGCTGGTACGGCAGTTGGAACGAATCCGGAGCCGTCACCTGAACCAGCTTGAAAGTTGTCCGCTGCACCTGCACGCAAAGCGATGGAAGGGATAGCGATTTGACCAGCCATCTGCAAACCTTGGCTGCGTGCTTCCTTCTGAGCCTCCTGCGCCCACTCAGCTTCAGCGCCTTCCAAGTTGCGACCGTTAGCAACCTGAGCAACCGCCCGGCTGATGGAGAACGCGCCGTGAACCCGCTCAACTTCGCGCTGCTCGGAAGTAGATGCAGAACCGCTCTGCGCCATCCGTGCAACCATCTCCTGCTCGCGCGTCTTGTGCTTAATCTTGATGTCGAGGTCGGCAATCATGCCATCCAACTTGTCAGAGCGCTCCTGCTCTGCTTCTGTCATTACTCGGCCTT